TTACGAAGGATTGAGAGGTTAGTCTATCCTCGTTCCACCTCGTAACGGAGGTGGGCGGAGGGTGGATTCCGGCTTTCGCCTGGACATCCTAACAAACGGCAGCTCAGTCTTTATTGATTGCGCGAATGAAAGAAAGGGAAAAGATGAAAAAAGTAAAAGTATTATGGCAAAAGTTGGGAGATATTCCAACGGATGATAGGGATTGCATTGAGCTTCCATTCCAACACTTTCAAGTTGGAACTCATCGAGAGGAAATATGGCATTGGTTTGAGGATAGTTTTGGGATTGCTGTATTTGACTTGATGAATAGCTAAACAACTAATTTAGCCCAAGGGTTCAAACCCCAACGGCTTTTCGCGCTTGCTAACAAACGGCAGCGTAGGCATTCCGTCTTTACAAACGGAAGCTTGGCCTATAAGGAGCGTATAAAAATATGACTGAAGACGAAATTATCAAGGCTTACCTTTCGCGCCTGGGTAGGAAAGGCGGATCTGTAAAGGGTCCGCAGAAGGTGCGACCCAAGGAACATTATCAGAAGGCAGTAGGAATCCGGTGGGCTAAGTATCGGGAGCGCAAACAAACGGAAGCGCAGCCACCTAAAACGGAAGCGTAGTTAGCTTTCGCGCGTATGGGGGGAAGACAGCCTAGCGACCTATCCGACAACAACAGGCTCGATTTCCAAGTTCCTCAACCCTAAATTTGACCACTGGAAGGTCTGGAGCATCACCTTTCGCGCGAAGACGCTTAGAAACGGCATTTCTGCTCGATTTTGAGGCATCCTGACGCTTCTTTTTGGCTACCTTTGGCATATTTACCAGTTTTTGCATGACCACGCACGAGCTGTTAGCTTGCTGGGAGGGTTGCTGTCACACTTGTGCCTAGCCCTAAAGCTACGCCTACGCTCTGGATTGTTCTTCTTTATAGTCATTTTGGGGTCGCCGTAGCGGATTGTTTTGCTTTTCCCGCCTTGGCAAGCCCTAACAACGAACTTTTTAGGTCCCCCAAGAGTCCGGCGGGGCGAATTACAGGGCAAATCTCTTGGATTCACGACTCATCTACCTCATCTTCATCAAAAGCGTCAGGACAGGCATCCTGGAGCGTTTTTAGGTGCTTCTGGTGGGTTGCAAAGAATGCTGAAAGGCTTTTGACCCTATCAGTAATTGCATTCCATTGCGTCTCGAACACCTCATAGGAGCAATTTGCGTTCATATCGTCAACCAATTGCCCTAGCAGACGCAGCACGCTATGCAATTGTGCATTCTCACGCTGAAGTAGTGCAATAAACTTATGCGCTACCTTCAGTTGCTCTCTGTCTTGATTCAAAAGCCACCCTTCTTGGCCTTCATCATACGCCATACCTTCGGCTTGATGGTGCTGTTCTTCTTGCTACGGCTAGTGCCAGCCTTACGGCGAGCGTTGATGTTGGCATATAAACCAGGTCTAGAATTATTCATTTGCCCATTGTACCACACCTTCACCTAAAACGAACTTCGTTCCTCAGCAGGTGTGAGGATGCCCAGCGTGGCTGCCAGCCAGCTTTCAGTTCGTTTTCCAGAACAGAAAAACACTACGGGAAAGAACGTAGTGGTAGTGGGGAAGGGACGGGACAAAAGGAGTCCCTTTCCCCTACTTTCCCTTCGTGATATATATTCATATATTATATGAGTATGACACTCAAGAAATGACAGTCGATATGACAGAACTAAAAAGCAGACTGATCTGCTGAATATAATCCGTTGGCTGACAATATCTTCTTAGCCTTCGTCAGCCTCTTTAGGTAGCGGTATGCCGTACTTTCACTCACCTTGCATTTTTCGACGATGTGACGGGCTAAATCGCCAGCCTGCCACTCCTTGCTACCCATCTCTGACAAGAACCTGTCATCCTCCATAGACTTCTGTGCGCCTGGCCTCTTTAGCCTATCTGGATTGAGTCCGAAGTTCTGCCGGAATAGCGGGTAGCTCCATTGTACAACGAAGGCATCCATAGGTGAGAAGTTGCGTAGCGTGACCTCGCAGGTGAAGGTGCGCTCGTCCTCCTCGTGTGGCGTGAGGACCACCAAGCTGTCTGGATTGCGAGCGAACACCCCGCTACCGCTAAACCGATCAATTGACTCTGACCCACTCTTGTTACCCTTGGAGAAGTGATGTGACAGAATGATTGACAGATTGTGGCGGGTCGCTAGGTACTCAAATTCATTCATCAAACTTGACATATCCCCCGCTGAATTTTCGTCCCGATCCCCCATCAACATATAGTTTGGATCGAGAATGATCGCCTGGTATCCCCGCCCCTCAATCTGCTTCTCAATCATAGGGCGGATGAGAGTTAAATCGGCAGCGTGACCTCTCAGCGTCCACACATCAAAGTCATCAACCTTGCCTTCCAGTTGCTTTGCCTTGATAACATCTGCGAGTCGGTTGCGGAAACTCCATTCTTGAATTTCAAAGTTAATGAACAGCACCCTTGCTTGCTTGCACTGCTGACCCCACCACGGCACGCCAGCGTGTAGTGATAATGCTAGGTCAATGAGTGACCAACTCTTAAACGCCTTGCTTCCTCCGCCAAGTAGAAGCTTGCCTCCTCTGTGCAACATCCCATCAATCAACACTTCCGGTGCTGGTATGTTGTCCCTAACCAACTCTGCGTATGACTTAATCGGCGGCCATTCGTCCACCTTCGGCTTCACCCCCAAAGCTACTGCTGGCTCAATCATTTCCCCTCCTTGCAGAACCACAAAAGGCTCTGTGTTTTGTCGTTTCTTTTAGCACCAGGAATCCTTACTGGTTGGCTTGGTTTGAAAGTTGCAGGATCGCACCCCAACGGAACAAGGAAAGCTTTTAATTGCTCAAGCCACTCATTCTTTTGTGGCATCTCGAACCATCCGTGAAGACTCTTGCCGCCTGTGTCAACCACAGCGTAAAGCTTCATTCGGAATAGATCGCGCATCAATTGAAACACCGCGCCGATCTCTGGCTTGGTTAGCACATCTGACTCCACAACTAGAAACACCCTATGTTCAACCGTATCGTTGGACCTGCTGACTGTGCCTTGTTTGTAGCTCGCACCAGTTGTGTACTGCCCAATCGGTTCATCCAGCTTCTTCCAATCGTAAGCAATACGGAAGTTCTGAGGATGCTTACCGCTGTCCGTGACGTTACCTATCCAGATGTTATCTACAGCGTTAAACATCGAGAGGAACAAATGATAGTCCTGTTTCGAGTCGTCTAGCTTGGTAGGACTTTCCTCGTACATATCCGCTGGGTCCCAATTGTAATGCGTGAGATAGCGTTGCTTGTTTGACTCAGCAATTGTCTTGAGCCTGTCAAGCACCTCGGCCTCTGGATCTTTAACCAAGCGAATAGGAGCAGACGATCCAACCGACATAATATTGATCGGGCGGTACAGCGGGTCGTTGAAGATTGCCTTGCGCAACTTGCGGTTGGCCTCGTCCCTATACGGCGTGCAACTGGTATGCCAGCAGAAGATCGTCGGTGCACCGTCAACAAACACAGTCGTATCCCTAACTCGCGTGTGGCTTGTGTGTGCAGCCTCACCTGGGCATCTGCACAACCCATGATTCTCGGACTGCCAATCCACTTGGCCTACGATCTCTTCAGCTTGCCGTTGTTGGGTTGTCATAGAAGACTGTATTCCCACTTGATTTTACTGGCATTGCTTTGATCCAAACCTCTGACTCGGTTATTGCTTTTCCAAGATGCAAATTTTGTTAAACCAGCAATCCTCCATCCAGATGCCTTATAGATAGTACCCAAGTGGACATCTGTATCTTGATAGCTAATAAGCGTTGTAATCTCTGCAAATGATTTTCGGATTGTTTTAATCATTATTGAAATCATCCTGCTTGCCGTATTTTTGGGCGCATCCTTGGATATTGCCATCCTTCTTAACTCTAAAATTTGATATGCATTTTTCATTTTATTGCCAGCAATCGGGCTTGACCATATTGCAGTTGCGTAATTTATAAAAGAATATTCTGCAACAAAACACGCATATCTTTTGCTTCGCACCACATTTGACCAATGAATTCTTGGTAATCTGCTATGCCATAATTCATTTAAGCCACAAGCCAAATGAACATTGCATTGCCGTATTTTAAGCTGGAGCGGCGAGGTAGGAATTGCACCCCCATCTTCACTTTGGAAAAGTGGCGCATTGTTTGTTATGCTATCGCCGCAAAAGTTCATATTAAAATTCAAACTGGCTCTGATTCAAGGGGAGAACAACACCATCTGCAACCTAGCGAATGATAACTAGGCCAGGCATTTATCCCGACGCAGGATCTCCCTGCGTACCACAACGCCAGTTAGGTTTATATCAATTCAATCCTCGCCTCTTCTGCTCCGCTTGGATAGCAGCATCAATCTTCTCGCATTCGGACATAAAGAAGAACTCATCCTTGCACTTAGGGCATTGTGTTCTGGTTATGTTTGGTACTGTGAAAGGCTCTCCGTTAAGCTTGCAAACCGTATCCATCTTAATATCGCCAGTAACCTCAACTGTGTTTGACTTGCGACAGGTAGGGCATAGCTCTGCTGGCCTCTTCAATGCTTCCAATACCTTGTCAACTCTTTCCACCGATTGCCAGGGCAAAATAGTGTGTCTGCACCTAGGGCATCTTTCTAAGTCAAGGTCTTTAATAGTTTCCCCACCTATGTGGTAGTCCTCGACTATTGCCTCATAAGTTCCTTTCCAGCATTCTGCACACAAACCCTTCGGCGGTAGCATCCCATTCTCCATCGCAAGCTCGTCCATTCCTTTTAACATTCTGTCGGAGATGTCGGATGGGCCATCCTCAAGCCAGCAATCGTCTTGGGTTACGCAAAGAGTATAGGTTTCCTCGCCCCAACGGAACTTTACTTTATTCATTTCTTCTCCTCATGCTGCTTACCATCCAACTCCGCCGCCTTCTTTGCTGAATCCACAATCATCTCTGCTGTAATGTTGCGAAGAGCGTTGCACCATAGTTGTGTCTTGGGTGTGCGGTTGGTTGCATCCTTGCACTTTGCTTGAGGCAACCCACCCTGCGGTCTGCAAGGTGCGTGTGGACACACTTCTGGAGCGAACACCGGATATGACTTTGGATAATACTTGACCCGATCATCTGGATGATAACTACCCCAAAGCGATATGCAGGCAGTACCCAGCCCCGCTGCCATGTGGTTGACCGATGAGTCTGGAGCAACGACAAAGTCAGCACCCTGCACAACTGGAAACAGACTGCGAATGCTTGACGTTGCGTTGAACAAGTCAATGACATTGGGATGGTCAATCTTGAAATCAAGACTGCGATCCAGCCCGACGATGACAGCGTGATGATCCTTAAACTCCTCAAGCAACGCTTCCACCGCCTTCTTGCCTAGCTGTGGCGGATAGGTTCGTGTAGGTCCAGAACTGCTGACGTGATAAACAAAATACTTATCTGGCAACGGCCATCTGCCCATCTTAATCAGCTCATCGTGATCTGGCTGGACAACGTACAAGTGGGGTCGCTTATACTTATCATCCACCCGCCTGACATCACCAACTCTACCGGAGATGTCAGCCAGTATGCCTTCAGCACCCATCCATAGGTAGATGCGGTCATAGTGATTGCCTGGACCAGTTCCAAGTTCTGTTCCTCCGACCTTGCCAGAGAATAGATCATCCAGCGGGACGTGAGCCTCGTAAGAATCCCATGCCTCGGCTGTGGGTGGCAGCGGAAGAATCCTTGCACCCAGCCCAGCGTAGATAGGCATATTGCGAGCAGGACAGTAAATGTCCACGCTCCCACCCGAAGTCTCGACTAGGTAGCGGATAATTCCGGTGGCCATAATCGCATCACCAATCGCACCAGCACGATAGACCGCAGTTGCTCCACCCTCGGCTCGCCTAGGATAGTACGGCTTAATCTTGTGCGGAACTGGCACTGCTTCATTGAATGGAGCGTTGACCAGCTCGTCTGGAAGAATGTAGCTGCAGCGTGGCCACAGCTTGTTATCGTCCACAACGTGGACTCCGTTTGTGTTATTTGTCCATAGTTTCATTTGGCCTGCCTTTCTATTTAGTTTTTTCTACTGCGTCAATCCTTTTTCCAATCCAAGCCATGCACGGCACGGCCATAGAGTTTCCAAGAGCCTTGTATCGTGGACCATCGGGGCATTCATCCGCTGGCTTGTTACGCCAAGAGATCATCGTGTGGTCGTCTGGAAAACCTTGGAGTCGTTCACATTCTTTTGGCGAGAGCCTGCGTACTGCCATCCGATCCGCCGGATTGATGACTCCACCAGTATGATTGATGTCGGATGCTGAAGACGATATAGATTGCGACTTCTCTCCAATTGTTTTGTTGTAGCAATCGACTGCAACTGCCTCCTGCACAAACGGAACATTCCCACCACCTGTTCCGTATCGTGATACGCAACTAGGAGCGACATCGTGTGGGCCAGTTACTCGGCTGTCGTTGGGATGGTTCTCGTATAAGACAGCGTGCTTGTCACCCTTAGTCAGAGTGGGGCAAGGATCACCTGGCTTACCCACTCCAAGTCCATTACCTTTGCCGTCTTGCTTGTCTCCGTGCTTGCCAGAGTGTCGCGTCGCTTGGTCGTGGATTGGTATGGCAACAGCGTGCGGAACTCTAGCAACCAGAGAATCCATAGTCTCACCATGCTCGATCCGTGGCCTGTATTGTGCGTTCTGTCCTTGGTTGAATGCTGCCCGATCAATGATTACTGTTTCAGTCTTAACCGCCATAATCCTTCCGCTGTAAGCATCTTGTCCGTTAAGTCCTCCACCCATGTGTGCGCCATCGCTTAAACATCCAACTACTTCTCGTTCTGGCAGACTAACCCCAACGCCTGCTTCAACATTGGTGGCAACTCCTTGCCTCGTTTCTCGGCTCGGCGGAGTATCCCTGCGCACGCTTTCGGACTCAAATAAAACCTTTGCGGCAAGACTCCCTTCTCCAAGATATGCGACAACGAACACACGTCTGCGTCTTTGGGCCACTCCGAACCATTGAGCGTCCAGCACTCGGTACGCCCACTCATACCCCAACTCCCCCAACGCTCCGAGGAAGGAACCAAAATCTTTTCCTCCGTTAGATGACAAGACACCGGGGACATTTTCCCAGACAAGCCATCGAGGTTTGAGACGTTCAGCGATTGCAAGGTATGTAAGCATAAGGTTGCCTCTTGGGTCTTTGAGTCCTTGCCTGAGTCCTGCGACGCTGAAGGATTGGCAGGGTGTGCCTCCGACCAGAAGGTCAACTGATCCGCTTTGTATATTCCATTGCTCATATTTACTCATATCTCCTAGGTTTGGTACTTCCGGCCAATGATGCTTCAGCACCGCTGACGGAAATGGCTCTATTTCTGAAAACGCAACTGGCTTCCATCCAATTGACTCCCACGCTTTGGACGCTGCCTCTATGCCAGAACAGACAGATAGATATTTCATTGTTCTCCTATGACTTCCTTGCATACCAAGGATGCTGCATCTACCAGAGTAATGATCTGGATGATGTCAATTGATCTTCCGTGAGTCGCGCGATCCCTCTCGACTGCCAGCCTATTGCGAGCATTGATAAGGCAATCGCGCGCCCACTTGAGTCTGTCCCTAGCCTCTACATTCATGCTGTCTCCTCTCCTACCACATCATCCCACGTTGCTTCTTCTCCGTGCCAGACCTGCGGTTGCGAGCGCAACCATTTAGGCTTGTCACTTGGAGTGGTGAAACTTGATTCATTCCAAAGAACATTATTACCTGGAACAGCCGTGATGCGTCCATTGTTAAGTGCAATAAAATGGTGCGACTTAGTTTGAGCCGGAGACATAGAAAAACCATCTCCATAAGGCTCGGCTGTGAACATATAGCTTCCAACCTCCCAAGTCTTCTTGCTGGCGATCCAAACCTTGCAAGACAACCCCATCAGATAGTCGTACTCAATCGTTGTAAAGTTCCAGCCAAAACAATCCCAGCGTTGCGCATCGCTAATGTCCCAATCCATAATCGCCACATCGCCGTGCATCAAAGCGTGAAGAGGTAAGCCTCGATACAGCGCACCGCACTTGAGCATCACAGTGCATCCCCAAGCTCGTCCTGGTATGGCGGTTAGCCCAAACCACACAGCATCCCCTATCTCTTTATTCTCTCCATCCGACACGAAGGTCAAGTCAACCTTGACGTAGTGATGGCGAGGTAGGTTGGCAGCGTGGGTCATTTCCAGGCAGGGCCAGTAAACCAAGCCACCAACACCCAGCGTGTACCCCATATAGGAGCACGCGCACGATGTTCGATGTAAGATGGAAACCAGCAGCCTGCTCCTTGCTCGCGGATGAACTGAGTGTTCACCATATCAGCCTTGGCCTGCAACCCGCCTCCGATATACTCCTCCGGCGAGGACAAGTTCACCACAGCCGTCAGCTTGCGTACTGGTGCTTCTGATGTGTAGGTGTCGTAGTGCCAAGAGAACTTCTGTAGTGGGCGGTATCGCAGTATTTGCAACTGTTGGATGCCTTGAATGTCGAAACGCCATTGCTCGGCATTGATGCCTTCCGTAATCTCGCGCATCACGTTGTAGATCCATTCGTAATGTTTGGCGAAAGGAATCCAGCACGATGAGCAGGTTCGCGTACGTGATACCGTACGTGTTACTCCATCCTTCGACAGCACAGGCGCACGCTTCATCCCGATCACTTCCGCATCCTGGCGCAGCATCTCGCACTGCGTCCTAGTTAGGACATAGCGATCTACTGAAGCAGTTAATACCTTCTGCTTAAACTCGTTCATTTAATCTCCTTGGATAACTCAAGCAATGCTTGGTTTAGCGCGTACTCAAAGCACGCCTTCTTGTCTTTTACAATATGCTGACGGCCAGCCTCGGCCATAACTTCGTACAGATCATCGTCAACATTGACTGTAATCTTGACCGCATCGTACTCCTCTACCTTCAGAAGTTTGATGCGCTTCCCAGCCTTTCTTTTCCTCATAGATCCAGTTCCTTTCTTATGTAATCAATCAGTTTGAAGATGATGTACAACGCACAGTAGATTGCCGACAAAGTCAGCGAGCTGTAAAGAATAAAAGAAGCAATTACCCAAACTATTGCGCCAATATCAAGTAGGCAGAACATAGTCGTTTTCCTTTAGTTTCCTTAACAGCGTTCTGTTGTCGATCTGAACCCCGCTTGCCCTACACCACCAAGAGACAACTCCAGTCTTAAAGTCACGCAATAACTTCTGTACCTCGTGTGAGTTTTTGTACTCCAGCGCATCGTTGAGTGCCACGCCAGTGTGATCCTTAACAATCTTCATGCCCTTCACCATGCCGCGCTTGCGAAGCATCTTTAGGTCGCGGATAGCTTGCAGTGCTACTTCTCCAGCCAACTGCTGCACCCTATCATCGTAGTCTCCACGACATAGTTGGGTTGACCTCACCGACCCAGCTCCACCAGCTTCGCATCGTCAGCTTTAATCTGGTTAGATAACTTAACCATATCGCCGGACTGACCAGCGTAATGAATAATCATCGCATCCTTGTGGCGGTCTAGGCCGTAGTGCTGCTCAACGCTGGTCATGCAATTGTACGCTGGGTCCATTCCAGACAGCGGTATATCCCAAAAGTGTGCCTGGATATTCGCCCAGGTCTGCATCCCGAAATGGTTTGGAACAACTCCAAGAGGAGGAAGCGCAAGCAATCCAAGGTGCTTTCTTGTCATAGCAAACACACCAAAGTTAAAGTAATAGGTTGGCGTGATATTGCCGCCAAACTCTTTAGCCAACTTCTTCATGCCTTCCTTGCGATCAAGGAAGTCACCTTCGTCAAACGCAATGAAGCCATCGTTGCCATCCTCGGATGGATTAGCAAAGTCATCGCAATCCTTGGCCACAAGACAATCGCAATCAATGTAGATTACTTGGTCATAATTCTTGCCAACCATAATATGAGCAATCATTGACTTGTTGTAATCCTTTGGGTCTATTACGGATTTATTCATCACAAGAAAATCCATCTTGTTCCGCTTGGCAAAGTCATCAATGCGCGGATGAGTTAGTTCAAGAATCTTCTCCCACTCCGGCCCGAATGCCATAGTTACAACAGCGCGTTTCATTTTTTTCTCCTCCGCTTCGGTTTAACTTCTTTCCATACATTAAACTTGTCATCCAGATCGACTGACCAAAGCATCAGAGTTTTGTATAGTCCGTAGCCATATCCATGGCGCAGAATAGTCCTACTTACTATATCCCCTAAGTAATAAAAAATCCAAGACAACGCCAGCCTCATTCCCTAGGATACCTATTGTTTCCATCGTGATCGCAGAACTTCTGGAAAGATTTCTCTGTTTCAGATTCATCGCTGTCGTTTGACTTATCTCCGTAATTTGAATAAAGCCAAGGACGAGGTTTGCTGAAAAACTCATCCCAATCTTTGTCTATTTCTTCTTGGTTCATAGTCTTGGTACTTCCTTTTTGATTTGTGCTAACACGAAGAGCGACCTTACCAGCGCACGCTCCAAGTGGTCAACACTTGTCTCTCCGTTATTATCCGGACAAGGCGATGACTTGTGCAACTGCATCTGCGCTGTGGCCAAGTGCCGGACGGCTCTGGCAATATGGTAATCGTGGGTAGGCCGATCCTTCAGCAACCAATCTCCATAACCAGACTTATCTGACCCCTTGCCCATCACTCGCCACACGATCTCCTGTGCAGCATTTCCCATTTCTTGGATTGTTGGCGCAGTCATAGCTTCATCCCTGGCGGAGTGTATTGCTTCACCCAAGACCAAACCTTCTGCATTGCGCAGAAGGCTATACCGGCTTGGTAGAGTTCTTCATCATCCCAGACCTTGATCATAATATTGGTCGGGTCGTTGGATGCCAAAACAACCGAGACACATGCGCACTGCGGGTTCTCCGACGCAGTCCTGTAGGCCCATAGCTGGGCGCAATCTGTGTCGTAAAACGGATCGTACTTTGGATTAACCTTCCTGTTCTTCAGGTCAATGATGGCATCGCCAATTCCTGACAACCGCACGTAGGCATCGCACCGCCCAGCGTAACCAGCACCGACCAAGCCCTTTTCACACCAGTATGTTTTTTCAACGTTTTCGTCTGCCCACTTCTTAAAGGTTTCGATGTACGGAGCAAGTTTTTCATCTCTGGATACGGCTCTTCCCAAGAGGATGTTCTCCATTTCAGTGTGCATTTTCGTGCCGTGTTCCGCCGCCTTGCTTGTCGATTCCCGCGAGTCCCTAACGACCCTTTTCGCATAGTCTTCGAGTCTTTCATTTTCCTCCTTTGGCAACGTCAATGAAGACATGATTGCCTGTTCGATCTTCCACGCTGTTAGCTGTGGCTTATCCATGATGCCAAGAATGCTCGTAACTGACGGGTAAAGCCCCATCTTACGCGCATCGGCAACAGTTGTGTTTCTTTCTTTTCCGTTCTTGCCAATCACAACGTGGGCGGATTCACCCTCGGCTGTGTACCAATGTCCCGCCTGGTCAGTAGCGACCAAGCGGGAATTGGATGGCTCTTTTGATGTGATTGTTAGAGCCATTTAATTTAGAACGGCACTTGGTTTCCGTCTGCGTCCACCTCGACCTTAGTGGCCGTGGACTTGCCAGCAGCGGTAGCAAACTCCTTGGAACCACGGATCTTCTCCTGCAACCAATCCGGCATATCATTGAACTGACCACCCTCGCCCTGCTCAATCTCGTAGTACATCTGATCGTTGGCAGTCTTGGCTGGAGCAGTCATGCCCTTGGGAAGCTTGGAAGCTCCGGCAATTGCACAATACTGCCGACCCTGCTGGCTCGTCTTGTGGATGAGCGTCAGCATAGCTGGCTTGCCAAGTAGGTTCTTCAAGCTGAATGCTTGCAGTTCCTTGGCCGTGAAGGTTTGCCCCCTCCATTGCTCAAGCAACTTCCGCAAGCTGGCTTTCTCGCCAAGACTGCGGGTCTGCTCGATGCTAACGACCATAGGCTTTTGGACTGTGGTGCGTTTGCCATTCTCTTCCACCTCGTACTCATCTGTCTGGTCTGGCAACTCAAAGGTTAAGCGGACTTTGGGAGTCCACTTCTCCTGGTTATCCCAGTTGGTCTTCTGGTGGCCAAGATCGACCAATGAGTAGAGAACGCCTACAGTTGCTCCGGCTTCGGGCAACTTGCGTTCTGTTTTCTGCGATTCACTTAGGGTTAGTGCCATGTTATTTCTCCTTTATTTATTTGGGTTTAGTTTTGGTTGTATGTATGGGGTAAGTTCTTCTTGATTGTGTACCCAAAATCCAGCACCGACTGTGGTTGACATAGGATTGTTTGGTACATATTCAATCTTCACATTTGCGGGTGCAATTTGTCGAGCTAATTCGCACACGCTATCTGCGGTCAAAACGACCAGCCACTCTTTGCGTCCATTGCGGCGGAAAAATACTGCTGGGATCTTGCCCGCCGGGCAATCCCGCTTGGACTGATCAATCCACTCTTCGGGTTTTAATGCCTGACAACGCTTGCCCTCAATGTGGAATGGAAAGTTCTCGCATACCACATCCCCGCTACCGCCCTCTGGATTGCCAGCGTATTGCTGTGTGCGCCTGGCCTTCTGCCAGCCTTGTTCTCGCAGGTAATTCGCTAACTCTCGTTCCCCCGCAGCACCCTTTGCCCGACTATTGATTTTGCCCATCTACTGGGTTTAGCTGTCAACCCCCGCAAGCGTCGAGATATATTTTAATTCCGCCAAGTTCTATTAGCTCTGCTAATATCCTCATTAAATCGCCTAATCATTGCCATCATGGTCAGCTTCTCAACTATCTTTTTGTTCTTCTTTACCCAAGCCACGGCCTCATCAAAGGATTGCGTATTCTTTAGTCCATTCTCAAATTTAGCCCACGCCTCTTTCTCGGTCATAGGTTTTTGAATACACGCCAGCCACCGCCTGTCGATGGGCAAAGCTTTGTTGTTAACGATCTGCACTTGGAGATTGGCAATAGCCAGAAAAGGTCATCACTCATTCCCCAACACGCAACGTAATCCACGCCACTAATGGCACGCTTCGGTATATTAAATCCATTCCCCACGCTGGTGGTAAAACGATACTTGGTGCGCCCAGGCTCTACGGCCTGCGCCGTCTTAACCTGAATGCGGAAGAACTTGTTGTTCCTTTCAGCCACCACGTCGTATCCAGCAAAGTCCTCGTATGGAGTAAGCACGTTGTATCCACACCGCAACAAAGCTCCGGTAACGCGAGCTACCCCGACTGCTCCAATTTGGCGTGATGTTAATTTCATGCTTGACGGCTTTCGATTTGTCCTAGATACTTTTCACTATGAAAGCAATAACAATGACTATAGTGACGGCGATGCTGATGGCATCGGTGATGGCGGATGACTTTGATGGCGGAGTATATGATTCTGGATACGCCGTGTTTAGTGGTGGCAAAGGATTGGCTATAACATCCAATGGATTGATAGTGGATAATGGCATACTCAAGCAAACCCCAAATGGATGTTATTCTTCATGTGGAGATGTTTATTATGGCGGAAACGAAATTGTGACAAAAACTGGATACCTTTATTATGGATCAAATGGAACAAAGGTGCAGGTTGGCGAGTATTATTCTGGAACGGCTGGTTCAACCTATGTGTTTGAAAACGATTCAGAATAATTAACCGCCTCCGAATGCGCTAAGTCTATTGTTAATTCTGTTTTCAAGACCAACAATAAACTTCTTTCTTCTCGGATCAGCACCTGCCCTAGCTCTTTCATCATTCAATTGTGCTTGGCTTGCCGCAAGCATAAGTTGCTTTGGATTTACACTTCCAATAGCAGCAAGAGTTTTTGGTCCAATGGCTCCGTCAACAGCAACCTTAACGCCAAGTGAGTTCAGCCCCTCTTGGATATACTTTGTTGCACCGCCCATTCCTCTATTAAACGCCATATCCTGGGCGAATGGCTGAATTGCCTGTGGGAGCTTCGACACAAGAGGAGCTGTGTATTCGCTGATGTATTTTGCGGCTGCCTCTTCCCTCTGTTGGGCTGGCAAGCTTGCGATCTTTCTAAATGCTTCTGGATGGTATCTGTCATTGATGCCAGCTACCTCGTAATCTCCACCCATATCCCCGGCAGGCAAGGCATATACTGAAAGATTGCCCTTCTTGTCACGCCTACCTTCCCAATTGACTGTTGTTTTTGCTGCATTTATCAAATCAAATCCAGAGGTATCGCTTGCCACACCCTCTGGCTCAATCACGTCAAATCCAGGATCAGCTTCTGGCTGGTTTTGACGCACAGTTGGTTGCTGTACTGGCGCGACATTTGGCTTTGGAATATTAGCCTGCATCATCTTTTCATAGCGTTCCATTTTATTTCTCCTTTGGTGTCAAGTAATCCCTATTGTATTTCAAGAACTGCCTTTTCCCATCTTCAGCACCGCGATCATACGCTTTTTCTAAAGCCTTAATCTTGAAATCTGGGTCCATTCCATCAAATGTTGCGCTTTGGAATAAATTATCAGTAAGAGCCTTTCTCCTTTGGCCTATATATTCCTGATAAATTGAATACTGATTCTCATCAAGCCTATATGTGATCTTTTTATCTATGACATCTCTGGACGGCACAGACGGCAGAACATCTGGATTGCCTGTTTCCTTCCATAGTTTATATAAAGCAACATTTGTTTCATCACTTGGGACTACTCTTGATCTTGTGAAATCAAGAAAATTATACAAGAATGGGTTTGCGCCTTCCGGTGTCTGCTTGATCGGGTTGCCCCACATATCCCTTTTGAGTGGAAGCTCCTCCGCACCAATTGCCTCTCTGGCAAACTCTGGCATCTTCGACTTGAGAACATTAGCAAATAGTTGCAAGCTATCATCTGTTTTTGGGTCAATCATATTCTCCCTATTTGCCTTATTGAAGGCTTGCAATGTGTTGGGGAATGGAATTGATGAGATTGTGCTATATAAAGATTCCAAATAGCTATCATAATCTTCTTTTGAAATTGCATTAAGAAGAGTGTTCGTACTCTTTAGGAATGTTTGGTTGAGCGTATAACTTGCAACTGATGGCAATCCCTTGAGCGTCACATCAAGAACATCCTCAAGTAATCCAGAGCCTTCGTTCTTACTTAATACATTTGAATACACGTTAAAGATTGTTCCAAGGTATCCAAAATTTTCATAGCTAGATATTTCATCGCCAGCCTGAATGGTTGGATCTTCGCCATTAAGAAGTCTTCTTAGGCCGGACATATTTATTGTATTAGGAGGTTGTGTTGCGTATTGAACGCCACGCTCCTTTGCAGATTTGGGAGCAGACCCAGTAATAACACCAGCTCGATACAAGGCGGCAGCCGCCCCTCCAATTACTGTTCCGACAATTCCACTAGCAGCCATCTCTAGTGCTTTTGATCTATCTCCTTTGCTTGCATAATATGCACTCTTTGCAAAGGAAAGCCCAGGCACTGCCAAGTTCACAACGTCAGTAACGACATTAACTGGAGTTTTTGTATATGGAGCAACAACTGCTTTTGTAAGCGGTCCAACAATTGGAACGCTTTTTACTGCATTTGCAACAACACCGACTACTGCCGTAAGCTTTGTGTCTTGCTGAAATGTTGCCTCTGCTGCTTTGTTTGATATCCCTCTTAGCTCCGTCCTTGTCGGAAATCTCACGCTCGCCAAAACTTCTTCTGGTGATTTCCCGGCCAAAATAGCTTGTTCCGCAAGAAGCCTGCCTTCTGCAAACCCTCTGGCCGGAACGTCACCAAGAGTTAATGCTCTGCCTACTGGTTCTGTATATGATCCGATTATTCCTTCGGTAAGCTTCCGCACTCGGTCAATAAGAGCGATGTTTCCTTTTGCATTTGTAACCATGTCCTTGCCAGTAAATGCTTGGGCAAGAGATTTGAATACACTAAATCCCTTTACGCCTTCGCCAGCCAATGCTGAAGATTCTGGAATGCCTTCACCAAGGAATGCTCGAATTGCTTCTTTTGTCTTTTCAGTGCCACGAATCATTGCACCCTTTGTTGTAAGCGCAGATTGAGTCATCGTCCTTGGTTGCTTGGTTACATAGCTTATTACCGCATCTCCAGCGTTTGCTAGTGACCTCACGCCAAGCTGGCCTACTGCTCTGGCTACGTTAAATACTGGATTCTTAACAAGAGATAACGGACTTAATAGCGTAAGCTGTATGGCTTGTGGAAGTATCTCGCCAAGAATTTTCTTTGGAAAAATTCTGTCTGAATATTTTTGAAGTTTTGTTGCCGCGCTAGCCGCCGTCCTTCTTGCGTTTTCAGCAATAGCAGCAGCTTCATCGGTTAGGCTTGATCTGTAATTTGCTTCCGCTTTAACAAACTCAGCTTTTGCATTTTTACTTGCATTAAATAGTCGAAGAACATTGTCCTTCACGCTTTGTGGTACATTTCTTTTCGCTGCTTCCGCTGCCTTTGATATTGTTGCCAAATACCCAGCAGGAGTATTCAAGTACTCACGGACATTTCTTAATGAAACACCAGCTAAAGATGCAGCCTTAGTGAATTCATCCCAATTGATTGCGGCAGACGCAGGGTCTGCATCAATCTGCCTTGCGGCAAGTATTGCATTTGCCCCTGCTCTTTCTGCATCATCATACGCTGACGAGGTAATGCTTCTTCTTGCAATTTCATTTAGCTCATCATCTGTAAGGTCTTCAAGATTTCTTTTAATAGCACCAAGAGGAACATTCTGCCTTACTGTGCCTGGCTGAACCGCAACCTCTGCCTTGAATGGCTCTGGTGCTTTTTCAGATTTCAACACTCTTTCTGCCGTCCTAGCTATTTTAGATCCTTCTGGAACTTCCGGCATCTTGAACTCTGGACGCACTGTTCCAGATTCAAAGCCAGCCTCGCCAATAACCCCGGGGCGAATTGGCTGCTGTCCTTCTGGCGCAACTTCTAGTGCGCCTCTGATTAGCATTGTCTCCGACCCTTCTTTTGAATGTGGCAATGTTATTCCCTCAATGCCTTGTTTTTTCAGGGAATCAAATACTGGCTTGTCGAGCAAACCAGATTGAGGAGGAATTTTGTTTGAGATTGAATTTCGCAATATATTGGCAAGCCTAACCTCTCCAGATGTCCTCAAGTCAGCCTCAACAGCAGACAAGGTTTTATAGAAATTATCTGGATTTCTCCAGTCAATAATCTTGTCTGTCGGTATATTTATCTCGTAAATTTTCCCCTGCTCTGCCAATGCTTTTTTGTATGCTTCAATCTTTTCAAGAGCAGAACTTGCTTCATCAAATTCTTTTGGTGACAAAAATTGGTCCGGGTTTGCAGTTGGATCTTCACGAAGACCCTTTCTGTACATATCGTAAGACAATCTCTCTTCATTTGTTAATCCAGCTTTATTTAAGTCAACATCCTTTGTCCTCGATAGCCTATATGAAGATGATACATCTTTTGATTCAGATACAAAAACAAGTCCTCTGGCATCGCTTTTTATGTTTTCAATAGATGTTGCTGGAGATCCGTGATAAAATGTTTTTGTTGGTACATTTTCAGTTGCTGAAACAGCAGCTTGAGGAATAATTGTTTCTGGAGGCTGTGCTTTTGTTTGTAGGGAAGGAGTAGCTTTGGGCTGAAACAATTGTTGAAATTTGTCAATGGCTTTCGTTGGCCCAGCGAGTCCAGCACCAACAGCCATAGGTGTCGCAATCTCAAGAGATTTTGTTGTAATTGGGAACATCGCAATATCGGCCTCGCGCATTCTCTGGTAGTCTGCGTAGCCTTGTTCACCAGCTAGAATTCTTGCAAGGCCAGCTTGCCCCATTCTTCCAGCTTCATATCCAGCAGCACCACCAGCCAATCCTCCAGCAAGTATCCCAACTGGTCCTGCTGGTGCGCCAGCAACTCCACCAAGAATTGATCCAGCAACTGCACTAGCTCCAGGTATAATCTGTTCTCCAACCGACCTTAATGATGCCCCAATTATTCCAGGTGGCTTTTCTTCAATACGGACAACTCTGCCATCCTTTGCCTTACCAACCGCAAATCCAACGCCTTTATCTTTATCGAATCCAGACGAGACAGTAAGCACACCTTCGTTCATCGCCTTCCTAACGGCTGGTAATGCTGCTGGCTGGATCATTCCCTTTTGGATGGCCTCCTCGGTTGGAGCGTATCCGGCGGATATAGACCCATCCGGTCTTGTCTCTGGAGGCAGGGCTTCAAGCGCATCTGTTGCCTTGAGCAACGCCTCTTCTTGCGATAGTCCAGACTGAAGGTTTTTGTTTACTTCATTTGCAAGGAAATCAGCACGCTCTGGTGCGTAAACGTCAAGCGGATTTCCACCTTGCGAAACATAGTCTCGCTTGATTTGAGATAAGTATTGTCTGTCCGGCTCAATTACATCAAATGATTCTGATGGAGCTGGTTTAGCATTTTCTGGCTCAATTACATCAAATCCAGCATCTTGCTGATTTGCTTTTACCTCTGGCTCAATAATGTCAAACCCCAAGTCGGGACTTGCCATTTTGTTATCTCATCCTTACTTTTCCGACACCTTGAATATAAACAATATCTCCAGCTTTTGCCCCGCCTTGAATTGCCTCGTCTCTTGATTTATAGGTAGGAACTGCTTGCTGTGTTTGTGGCTGTGCTTGTGGCTGTGCGGATGGTTGGGCTGTTGGTTGCTGTGTGGCAGGCCTTGTAACTGAAGGCATTCCGTAACTTTGCGGCATTTGAGTATCTTTTAATGCCTGCATTTGAATCCCAGCAACATTACGCTTTTGTTCAGTTTTACCTATTTCTTGTTCGATGTCTTTTAGTTGTTTTGCGTATGACTTCCCAAACATTTCACCAGGGAAGAAATCTGGACCAGGCTTTACATTGCCACCAGCTTGAGAGGCTTGAATATCCCTCTTCTTTTGAAGGTTTGTTTCAAGCTCAACTTCAGCCTTCGCCATATCTGCTTGGTGCTTTGTAAACTTTCTTGATTGCTCTAGCTCCCAATCAACTTGGCGTTGCTTTGCCCACTGAGCCTTCTGCTCTGGAGGAAGTGCCTTAAATGGAATCTGCTCTCCATTTACATCAATCTTAAAGTCCTCAAATGGCAATATTTGATTTGATCTTATTACCTCTTTTTCCTGCTGATTTTGTGTGTATGCATTTAACTGTGCATTTTGAAGTTGTTCGCTTAATGCAGCCCTACGCAATGCATCTTTATCTCCAAAAGTTTGAGGAAACATTGCCGCCAAATCCATTGTGATTTTACCCATAAATCTCCTTAAATTGCTATATTCGGTATAAGCGAACCAATGCCAGACGCAATTGCTCCAAACTGTTGCGCTCCGCTTGGCTGGCTTGCGATAGCACCAACCTGCGCGCCATAAGTGCTGGCTTGGTAATTGGACTGCGATCTGTACAGATCGTTAAACGCATTGGTAAGAGCAACAGGAATATTTGGATCAGTTGTCTGATAGAAGTTAGCCGCTGTAGAAGGCTGTTGGTTAAACCCGCCGGGGAGAGCTTGATTGGCTTGGATGTAGTTCTGGAACGCGCCCTGTTGTTGGGCTGTTCTAGCCTGCGACAAGTTTCCAATTGAAGGTCCCCCGCCAATGAAGTTAGAAGCTGCACCTAGTCTGTTTTGACGCAATGCGTCACGGAACGCCAAGTCAGCTTTGAGCGCATCACCAGTTGACAATCCAGACCCAAGGAAGCTTTGTGCCGCACCATATCGTGCCAGCTTGCGGGCTTCTCCAGCTGCGCCAATCTGTGCTGCCTCTTGTACTGCTGGTCCAATTCCAAAGATATTGCCACGCGCAGTTTGTGCGGCTCTGGCGGCTTGCTCGTATCCACGCCGTTCTTCCGCACCAATGGTCGATCCAAGGCGAAGCTGATTAAGAGCCTCGTCCTCAATGGTCTTGCGGATTTGCTCAGTCTCTGGCGTGGTTGTGGGTCCGATTGGCTGAGTAGCCATCTGGCGATATTGCTGTCCAAGACCAACTGCTGTCTTGTATGACTCTGGATCAATCTGATAAAGCTGTTGGGCAGCGCGTTCTTCGGGGAGCTGTGCAAAACTGCGGAATGATGTTATTTCCTTTAAGCCTTCAGGACTATCAATCGAGATAGGCTTAAAGTTCTTCTGCATATCTTGCGCTTCGGCAACTGCACTGGTTACGCTTTTTAGGTCATCACCAAGTTGCTTAACAAATACTTCGGAAGAAGTACGCCTTGCGTCGCCCGCTGGCAATCCAGCCAGAAGGTCATTAGCTGTTTTAAGCCTCTCATTGATTCCGGCAATCTGAGCATTGCCTCTATCAATCACGCTATTTAGGCTGGAAAGCTTGGAGTTGTTGTAGTCGTCAACGATCTGCTTGTCGGATACCTGAAAGTTTAACATCGTGCCAAGGTCAGACGATCCGTAATTACGGCCAGCGGAAAGTTGAGCCAATGCCTGATTGAATTGCGAACCAGCCGAACCTTGTGCTGCACCTGCTCCCATAGCTCCACCACCAGATAACGCTGCTATTTGTGATGCGAGAGAGTTGTATGTGTTTTCTTGTCCCTGAATTTGAGCCAAGCTTTGTTTTTGTTCTTCGTCTCGCGCGGTATCTTTGTAGTCTTGATAAGCATTATCAAAGTCACGAAGCATTGCGTTTTTATCAACCGCATCAGCAGCGTATGTTCTTGGACCGCTAGACCATCCACCATTGTATGTAGACTTTCCAGCTAGAAAACTTTTATAGTCTGCCGGAGCGTTTGCTGATTGAAAATGACCAGGATTGGTATAAAACAACTGATTCCAATTTGCTGTTGGAGCATACTTCTGATTGTAAAATTCTTCTTTAGATAATACTGCCATACTATGCCTTTAGGTCTGGATTGTTAATATTCGTTCCAATCGTGCCATAAAAATCAAATGGTCCAGGCTGGCGATTCATTGCCACATTCTGCTCAACCGATCCGTATGGGCTAGTTCCATAAAGACGCTCAAACTGGCGTGTCATCTGATCGCCTAATCCACGATTCAATGCATACGCCTGGGGGCTAGTCTCATACTGCCTGCGGAGCGATTCTAAAGTGCGTTGCGGACCATATTGACGTTCCAATTGCATACCAGCCTGCACGCCTGCCTGTTGGTCTAGAGCCGATAGCTGGCGTTCCAGAGAACGCTGTTGAGGCATATATTGAATGCGAAGCTTATTCTCAAGCTGTGCCATCTCTGGAGCCTTCTCAAGATAAGTCTCAATATTCTTCTTGTATGCTTCTGCATTGGCTTGCGCAACCGCCGCTGGATCGGGCGGGGGCGGCGGTGCAGGAATTGAAGGTCCTCCACCCATACTAAACCCTAGCCTTTCGCATAAATGTCATATAGTCGTAACTCCTTGGTTTACCAGAACGATTAAATGTGATCCGCTTGCGGGGACCAAAACGCTCCCAAAGGAGCAACAGCAAGCATCTCAAGGATTTAGCACCTTTTGAGGATATAGTCAAATCAACAAATACATTCTCCCCATCTTCGCTATGCACATAATGATCAGGCTTTTGTCCATCCTTTATACACCTAGCCAAAGCCACTCCAGCTATGCCGTCCTTATCCTCTACAATGCCTACCATGCCTTGCTTCTCAAACCATCCAAACCAATCGGCTAGATTAGGCCACATAGCCTCCGGCACGCCACTTTCTTCAATATATTCAATAGCCGTCATATTGTCTTTTGAATCTCAATAGTATCTGGATTGGCTGCCGCCATAATTTGACGAATAGCCATCTTGTTCGCTGGTGTGGAAATCTTGATGTTTAACAACCGCCACTTCTCGTACTTGCGTAGATCGCTTGCTAGTTTCTTCTTAACGGATGTTGGAAGTACGGCTGGTAGCGTAAATGGAAGTGTGAGAACTGAGCTTGCAATGTTGATGTTGGAGGCAACGTCAATGTCGCCAACGTCAACATCGCGCTGGATTGTAATGGTCGCATCAGTTGAGAATGAATTGTCAAATATGACTTCAAAATGGCTTCCGTACTTCAACGAGAATGGATCGCCAAAGTTAAAGTCTTTGGTGCGGACATAAGAACTATAATCAGTTCCAGCATCTTGATAGTCTGAAGATGTAGTTCCCGCCGGAGACTTATAGCCAGCATACTTCTCAATGATCCCATTGGTCTTCTTGAACATTGCCCTAGAGCCTTCTTGATTGAAGTTGGTAAGCGTGAACTGCATTACCTGCGGACTCCATGTTCCCTCAAATGCGTTTAACGCCGTGTTGTAAACCAATAGCGTATCATTGTAATCATTTGATCCTGTTGGAATGGCCAAGAAATAGCGGTTATCGTAGTAGATTGCAGTAGCTACTCTTATTGAATCCGTATTGATGCTTTGGATTACATCCTTGACAATCTCTGAAATAGGTATTCCTACAGAGCTAAAATCATCCGCAGCAGAACGAACTAGCGATCTGATTCCGTTGTCGGATAAGAATAGAATATCGCTGCTTACCTGAACAGCAGTTCCGGTTGCCACGCATCCAGTATTGTTTGAAATAATTGAAACAACCCAATCTGCACCAGAAGTTGCATCATTTGGGATGTCAACCTGAAAAACTCTGCGTTTCTTAAATACGATCAGCCTGTTCTTATAGTAAGGAACAACTGCCGTGATTTGATCTCCGTCATCTCCGTTGACAACGATGCTGTTTGTCAAGTCCCATACGGAAGGGTCAAGAAGATCAGACGCATAAAGCGTGTTTCTGTTTGTTCCAGATCCAACACCAAACAGCCTGTTTTCTGCATTTACTATAAGCCTTAAACTTGCAGGAGGCGGACTGACCGTGGCTGTGGCCGTAGCACCAGAGCCATCCCCAATAATTGTAACAGTCGGTGCGCCGGAATATCCAGATCCGCCATTCACAACAGTTACCCCTGTAACAGCCCCGCCAGCCACAGTTACAATAAGTTCTGGCATTGTTCCGCCAAGGTCTGGACCAGTAACAATTGCTGTTGCGCTAGTGTATCCGCTACCCGCTGTTGTTACTGTGATTGCCCTAACCTTCCCGCCTTGCTTTACCATGCCTGTTCCATCCCAATAATGAAGGTCGCTGTCTAAATCAGCCAAATACATTCTGTCAACAAATTGTGCAAAAGATACTTCAATGTCTTGAGCTACATCATACCCATCCCTCCATTGTCCAATTGTTGAGGAAAATGTAGTGCTTGTTGTACCCCAAACTCTGTCCGGTGCGTGGAGTGTTGCGCTACCGCTGGAATTGATGCTGTAGAATCTTCCGCCAGTAACAGTCAATAATTGGGCAGTCGAACCAGTTTCGTAATATCGCATACCGCCAACCGATCCAGTACCGCTTGTTGCTCCAGTTGCAAAGCTTGTTGCGCCTACACGAGTTTCAAGATTACCCTTTGGAGAAAGGGTCATGTTGTACAACTCTTGTACTTGATTCTCGGATAGCAGGTCGGACTGAAGACCGCTGGCTTGACCTCCTGTAAAGCTTCGGATGCCGTCAAACGTCAGGACATCGTCCGTTGCGTCAACAAAGTACGGCATAACTTAAATGATCTCTTCGATTGTCAATTCACCAAGGCTATTGGGAGTAATCTGTTTCATTCCTCCAACCTGGCTTAACTCATAATTGGCCATAGCAGCAAGATCGGCATTTGCAGCCTGCGTCACTACCTGTGCCTTGCCATACTGCCTCTCGCGCTCAAGTGCATCTGCGTGGGTTAGGGATAGAACAACGTGATTAACGTGAGGAAGACGAAGCTCGTCGTTAAGAGAGCTTTGAGATGGTGGAAAGTCAACTTGATAGTTGCTGCGTGTAAGGCATTGGAGCTTTTCAATTACCTGCAAAACAGAAGTGCTGCTCGTTTGCAGTGTTGGGAAAATATCAATCTGAGCCGTACCTCCAGTATTTCTTCCCTTGAAATAATAGAATGCTGGAGTTCCAGTTGTGTCCGAATTAAGCAGGTTTGCATCTTGGCTTACAATCGTGGCCAAATCCATTGGCTGTAGCTCACTATTATCATAAGCGACAGATAGTGGATTCTCGACCAACGACCCAAGGCTGACTGTGCGTGTTCCGGTTGCCAGCGTGTAGGTTGAGCTTGTTACTGTTTCCCGCCAGGGCGCAAAGTTCCACACCCTGCGATAGTTCAGCGATGCCGACTTCTGTAAGAATGTAAGCGTATCCGAGTCGGTCTTGCCAACCTTCTCGCCAGCATACTGAGCGATTTCGGTTAGGGTCATTTGTTATTCTTGATCAGCAGGAAGTGGGGTGTTTCCATCGGCCAGCCATTTCAAGTAGACTTGATAGTCGGTGTTGGCTGGGTCGAAAGGAATTACAGCATTATCAATCAACCTTATTACATTCGGACCATTTACACTATTAGATAGCTTATAGTTCATAGCTCTGATTCTCCTCTAACTTGAACCGAACCAATGACACTATTACCAACACTTTGATATGCCGAAAATGCGCCAAGTGCAGCAAATGCAACTCCGCTTCCACCAGATTCAGATGTTGCCGTAAGTGTTGGTGTAGCTCTTTTTAGAACCTTCCAAAACAATACATTAATTAATGCTGTCCAACTTGAGGTCGACATTAAGGTATTTGATTGCTCATAATACCTCTGACACAACGCCAACTCCGTCCCAATCGGCCTGCGCTCAAACTCGGTTGCGGTTGAGCCTGCTTCAAGTTGTAGGCCAGTTAAATACCAAGTTGCGTTAAGTGTGCTTGAAAGTTTTACGCAACCAGAAAGAGCGTATGCACCGCTTGCCAACCAAGTATTTGCAGTAGATGTTTCGTACAAAGTGCTAAACCCAAGGTCAAATACAAGTTGAATTGCATTCCCATTTGTAGTGTCAATTGATGTTGCACCAGTATCTCCTGGTATTGTAAATGTCTTTTTCTCCCATGTGTTCGCTGCGCTTATTGTGTAAGAACTGTTGTAGCTTCTAGCAAAGGACGTATTCATTACTGAGAACGAAAATGTCCCAGTAACAGATGACCTAACCCAAAACGAAATTGTTATTGATTGTGCTGATGCAGTTCCCCATCCAAGGTCAGAAACATTAAATCCTTCAAGACTGTAGTAGTAAGTTGTAACTTTATTTCCAGATGCAACTGCTGGCTCTGCTGTTGTAATTGTGGTCAATAGGCTATTTGTAAAACCTTGTCCAGTTGGAACAGTTGTGCTTCTCTGGACTGTCGCAGCAGCAGATCCATTTGTTATGAACTTAAATCTGTCTACTGCGTATCCAGAAGAATTCGCTGGGAATGAAAGGCTTGACCCATCACTCCTCTGATCAATCCGCATATCACCATTGATGATGCGATTTCTGAATCCAGTTAATCCGCTTGTAATTGCAGATGTGCTGGCAGTTGTTACTCGGCCTTTTGCATCAATAGCAAGAACTGGAATAGATGTTGCCCCGCCATAAGTGCCAAGCGTCACGCCAGAAGTACCAAGCGTTCCTATTCCTTGGCTAATTGTAAAGTCTCCAGAAAGCGTTGTTGACAGATTGCCAATCGTTCCAGTCGTGCTGTTAAAAGTTGTGATTGTCCCGGTAGTGCTGTTTAAGGTAGCAATCGTTCCAGTAGTGCTGTTTAGTGTAGCAATAGTTCCAGTAGTGCTATTTAGTGTAGCAATAGTTCCAGTTGTGCTGTTAAGCGTGGCAATCGTTCCAGATGTATTTCTTAAATTTGTAATCGTACCATTCGTAATGGTAGCACTTGTGCTGATGGTGTTATTCCCTGTGGCCGTTGCATAGGTTAAAGATCCAGAAAGACTTAAATTTGTGTACGTTCCGAATGTAAAAGAATCATCAATAAGATTCTGGACAGTTACCTTCCTTGGAGCCAAGGCGGAATCAACGCTACTAGGAGCAATCAGAAGTAAATCAGAAGTACCAATTGTTGTTATTTCGTCCTGGTTCTTGATAATCGCTGAATTGATAAGCGCACTATCAATAAGGTTGTGCAGGCTCGCTGCATCAACAGTTCCGTTGGTAGCAAAAGTCTGCTGGCGATTGATTATGTTTGCCATATTAAGCTGTAAACCTCAGTGCGGTTGCGTGGATTGTTCCTGCCGAAATTGTGCTTGCCGTATTGGAAGAGCAATTAAGAATTGTATATCTGGCCACATTCGTCGCTTCGGTTCTGAATGTCATAACAAGACCACCAGGAGTACCACCAGTTGCGCCTGCAAGCGATGAAAGGCTACCGAGAACAATGTCGCTATTCCCAATTCCAGTAAATGCAAATGTTCCTGTTGAAATATTATTACCATTTGTCGCATTATTGATGTCTGAAATTGTAGAACCTGTATATGCGGCAGTAGCATACGTCATTGACGTAAGAGTTGATCCTCCGTCAACCTTAAATGACCCAGCTACTGTAAGGCCAGAAAAGCTTCCAGTCGTACCATTGATCGTTCCAATGGTGGACGTTCCAATGCTTGCAGTGCCGCAAGAAAGAGTACCAATGGTGGATGTTCCAGTAGATGCCGTGAAGCTGGATGACAATGTAACTGCTCCAGTAACATTAAGCGTGCTGGACAATGTTACCGCACCAGTAACTCCAAGTGAGCTGGATAGCGTTGCCGCACCAGTTACACCAAGAGTATTTGAACAAGTAACCGCACCTGTGAGCGTAGATGCTCCAACAACCGAGAATGAGCCTGTGCTGCTTACAGCAGAGGTGGACAAGGAAAGCGCGCTTTGCGTGTCATCGCCATCAGTAATAACCTGCAACGAGCCGTCAAGACCGCCTGTTCCAAGGGTCTTGATAAGCTGTGTGTAGCTTGTGCTGATTAGCTGTGTTCCGAGTGTTGCCATTTAATCTCCTAGTTGCTTAAACGATTTTTGATCACGTCCCAGGCCATTGAACATATTAGACCAACAACCCCTGCAATAGCCAGAGCCTTCGTCCGGAGATGCTCCAGAGAAGAGATTCTATTTACCACATCTGCGTAGTTTGACAAGCTGGTTTCAACCATTTTATACAGAGAGAGTTGCCTCTCTTCCATCCTTGCCAGCCTCTCCCGAAGGTCGCCAATCTGGTCATCCGTTCCCATGTTTCCTACTTTCCAGATACCGTAGGCTGACCGCAAGATGGACAACAGCCGCAACAAGCTCGTCCCGATTGTGGCCGTCTGCCACCATTCGCTTGATAGAACGGTTGACGCTTAAAAGATGCTTTACAGCCCCGATGTACTTGGTTTCTCCCGACAATCTGTTGTTCGCTTCCGCGCACTTCCACGCCTCGTTGAAACAAGCGTAGTCGTGTGGAGTCAGCAATAAACGCAAACCTGTCCTGAACATCCATGAATAAATCTTTCTCATTTCACTTTCCCGGCATCTTCGGCTGCACCCATGTCGGAATAGCGAGGTAGTACATTGTTATTATCTACTGGCTTAGGCGAGCAGGAGCAGAGCAAGAGGGCGAGGAGGAGGAGGGGCATTAGGCTATTTTTAGAAATCTAATATATGAGCCAGTCGAAAGGATTGTTGGGTTTGCCCCATCTGTTGCGTTTCTTTGGGCAATTTCAAATCCAAATGTTTGGGTGCTGGTTAAAATGAGGGTTCCGTTTAAGAACCCAACGCAAGCTGCTGCGGCTGCTCCCGTGTTTATTGCGGCCAGTAGATTCGCGTTTGTGTCTGCCCTGCGTGACGCTCCTTGGTCAATGGTTAAGCTGAAATATCCAGTACCGCGCAAGCTGCGAACGATAAAACAGCCCGAGCCGGTAATCGCTGATAATTGCGTTTGAACGCCTGCGGTTCCTGATGCCGTACTTCCGCCCACCCATCCGTCATACTGATACGTGCCAGCCGGCAAAGTAATTTGAGTTGATGACGAAACGAATGACGTCGAAAGGGACTGAGTAAGGGTCGTGTCGTAAAGCGTAAAGATTTGAGGAGTGGATCGAAAAAGTGCCATCGCCTACTCCTAGCTCAACTGCGTAACTTCAGCAGTTCCAGCGGTTGCAAAGATGCCACCAATCAATCCAGTGTAGTTGAATGGAACTTCATAGTAGTCTCCAGCACTTAATCTAACTGTGAAGACTGACGTACTTGCCGTTCCAGTGCCTAGAAGAACGTGGAGGTTGCCTGGGCCAGAATTGAAGATTGTGCATCCCAGCCTACCAGTGCTTGCCGTTGCAATCGTGCCGTAGCTAGTCGAGGTAAAGTCAGTAGAACCAGTTCCACCAGTTGTTGCGTTGGGGGGCCTTAGACCATCAGCCACATCAGCCTGCAACGTAACCATCAAAGCCTCGATTGCTTCGAGGTTGTAGTTAATGCTTTGCGTACCGCCAGTAGCAGTGCCTATGGTTTCAAGAATACGTTGTGTTTGCCAGCCCATATATTTGTCCTTTTTAGTTTAACACGCTAGGGGTGGTTCATCAAGCGGCGGTGATGGTAATTCATTACGGAGTTGTAAATGTTCCTGGCACAACTCCGTTGTACTGAGTCCAGTTCGTTGTTGGGAATGATGTGTAAATTGTGCTTGGATTTGCGTTTGATTGAGTTGTTTCAACGATGAGATTGCCATCTTCCCAATACCACGTTTCATAATACCAGACATTGCCAGTTGTAAGACCTATGTTTATTCCGTATCCGTATGGTTGTCCTGTGTCTTCATTGATTTGGGTATTGTCGTAATAATACCACTTGCTTGCTATAAACCCAGGCGTACCAGTTTGATTTCCAGTTGTTCCAGAGTTTCTCTGCATTTGTCCGTAATACGATGATGTTACTGTTATCGGAAATCCAATTCCTGCAGCTCCACCACCAAAAGGCAGTTTTCTTCCGCCGTTTAGTCCAATGTTAAGACTTAGCGAAGGCATAAAATAACAATGCAATCAATCGCCAAGGACTTGAACCTTTGGCGGGTTGACTGCTAATTCCATTAGGCCGATTTGTATGCAATCACTCGGCCAGTTCCAGCAGTAAAGCTGTTAAACTCGCCGTAGATGATATTGCCGGAACCAATTGATATACCTGTCAGCGTACCATCGTAATTTCCGCTGATAGTAGTAAACGTGGTGTCGGCAAGCATCTGAATCGCCCAATATCCTGACGCAGCAGTTCCAGCAGTGCCAACGGTAAAACCATTCCCACCCTGGAATTTATCTAAAGCGCGGGACATGATTACGCCGTGTAGAACGGAATCTTTACAGCCGTGCCGTTGACTTTAATCAACAAAGCACCAAGGCTGGTAGCATTCGTGCTGAATGTTCCGCTGGTAGCTGTGCTGATAATTTCAACCAACTGCGTTTCTTTGGCTGTATCGAGGCGGAAAGGACGGCTTTTGGCCAACGATTCCCTGCGTACATAATTGTCTGACATGGTTAATCTCCTTTGCGACTCCAGGCACGTTTCACTTGATCCGCGCTGAAGTTGCTTTTGAACCTACTCCCAAGCTTTTGTTCTTGTTTGTAGTACCCCTTCATAATTGTTGATGTACTCGACAGCTTGGGATCGGATGGGGATTCTCCGGTTCCAAATACTGCCAAGCGTTGTGGAAAAGTAAACCTCTTGAGGTGCTTGGGAACTGAATCCCGACTAGCAACCGATTTCTCCAGTTCAACGACTGATCCATTTCGGGTGTCGGTGTACTGGTAGATCGGCATTAGCTATAGCTTTCCTCGTCGGCTGACTCTGCCAACTTACGCATTTTATCCTCTTCGGACATCATTGGCTCTTCGGGTTTCTCGGATTCGTTCTCCACCATCGCATCATTGACGCGAACATGAACAACATCACCGTCAACCTTTTCAACTGTGCCGCTGAGTTCCACAGAGTCGCCTGCTTCGGGAGCAGCCATCTCGCCTTCTCCACCATCCATCTCAAGCATAGATAGGGGAAGACGAACAAGACCTTCCTTGGGCATAGACTTCTCTTTGGAAGAAGCTGGGGAGGTTTTACCCTCCCCAGCCTTCCGAGGACCCATACCGATAACTAGCATGGTTCCCATTAGGATCTTTAGCTGTAGTTGCTCTTCGACCACACCACGCGGTAGAACGCAGGGTTCAACTGCTTGGCAGTGTAGAACGTCTTGAACGACGCATAGGTGCGCTGTCCGTAGATGTCGCTCTTGTCGGGAGCATCCAGAATCGTTACTTTAGGAGCGTAAGGCGATCCGGTTGCAGCAACCGCCGTCAAGTGAGGCACGCCGAAGGCTTGCCCACCGAGAACGATGGAAGCGTAGTTGGTTCCGGTAGCTTCGGTGTTGACACCGTAGGCAGCCGTTCCAGCCGTCAAGTTGTTGGTGGTTTCGATCACGCTCACGCCGAAGAGCCGACCAACTTCGCCACGGAAGATAGCATCCGGAGCAGAGTAGGAGGACACGCGGAGGAAGTCATCGTCGTTCATCAAGTCACGAGTGACCTGGGGAGGAGCAACGAGGACGTAACCATCTTTGATCTTGGGAGCGCGGTTGACCTTGAGGGCAGTCGCGGCATCCAGCAAGTCAAGAGCAGTCATCGAGGCGTTGGCCGCCGATGCGCTCTGGAAGTTGGTTCCGTTGGTTCCGTTCTGAGCATAGCGTGTATAAGACGCAGCAGAGACGGTTGTTCCAGCAGTCGTGGAGTCAGTCGTGTTCAAGACCAACGCGCGATGCGACAATGTATCCGCGTGCAGCGCTGCGTCCTCCCCAAGCTGCTTGGTCGCTTGGGCCAAATGATTGAACAGCTCCGTCGCGAGCAAAATATCCGTGAGGACGATGCTCGATCCGTACTGAACGAGGGTGGCTTCAACCGTGGTCAGAGTCAACTGACGTTCACCAGATCCGCCAGAAGGAGTCGTTCCTTCGGAGAGAGTGGTGATCGAGCTGATGCTGGGGTTGTCAAACCTAAAAAATCTAACGGTTTTGTTGCCGCCAGTTTTTGTCGGGTAAGGAACCTTTTGGGCAAACTGCTCCATCTGGAGCAAGGGGATCTGCCGTTCTAGGAGTTGTTTTGAGAAAAAGGTCTGAAACTGTGAAGCAACAGACCCTGTAGTTACGTTAGCCATTGTAGTATTATCTTTCTGCTAGATCCAACGATTAGGCACGATCAGCTTCTGCTGCCATCTTCAACAATTCCATTTCCTGTTCCTTGCTGGAGAGTTCATGGAACTGCTTCTGACGTGCAGGAGCCGAAGGCTGACTGTTCGCCGGAGTCGTAGCTTTTCTCAGCCGAGTCAGTTCGGACTCGTACTGCGCAATCTTCTTTTCCAAGCCAGAGGCGGTTTCCGCCTTCAAATGCATCTTAGCCAAACCAACAGCATCTTTGATTCCAGCGGGATAGTTCCGCAGAATCGCGTGCCGTTGGAGCAGATCGGAAACAGCCTTGTAGAGTGGGGTCGAAGAGTCTTTGAGTTCAGGGTTGGAATCGACCTCTTCCATGAGGTTCTTATCCCAGGCAGACTTCATTTCAGCCTGCACCTTCTGCTCAAACGCCTTCTTTTGCTCTACCTCAATCTCGCTGGCTTTGTTTTCAGCGAGTTTCGCAAGATCGTCACGGCCTTCATCACGGTAGCTTTTTGCCGCTTCCCGGTAATCTTCCGCGCTAAACTTGCGACTGTTTCCCTTTGTCTCTGCTTCAGAAGACGCTTGACTAGCCTTTGCAGCCTTGGCTGCTTCAAGTGCCTCCCTTTCAGCTTGGACTTTTGCTCGTTCCGCTTTGACATCGTCCCACTCTTTTGCGAGTCGAGACTGCGCCCTTTGGTACTTGCTTGGCTTCTTTTCTTCGGAAGCCGACTCTGACTTGGGTTCATCAGATTGCTCTGTTAAAGAACTTTTGGTTGAAACGGTTTCAGTCTTAGGGACCTCATCCGTCACCACATCAATCGACGTGGATTTGGTTTCGGTGGTTTCGGGAGTCGCGGGTTGCTCCAAGTTATCTCCGCTGGCCTTCTCCGATTCGGTTCCGCTTGTTTCAACTGGAGCAATTGGTGCTTGCGTGTAATCCACGCCTTCATCTGCTGCTCTAGCCAAAGCCAAGACTTCCGCCTCGGTTGGGTTATTCAATTCCGCCATTTTGACCCTTTCTTACACCGCCCTACAGGGAGTCATTCTGTAGAACAGGTTAGTTGACGGCAGTTTCATCAGACCCATCCATGCCGTCTTGGATGGCTGAGTTTAGTTTTGAGGCTGCAAGCGATTCGAGAACCGCTACGCAACCTCGAAATCCTTTAGCATATCCGCAAGCCTCTGCAAGTTCCGCATTATTCTTTTCTATGGCAGAGGCATTATTACGCAAAGTTAGGTTCAAAAGGATAAGGCTTAAACGCTTGCCGGATGGTGTTCCAAGGAAGGATGTCAACGCCTTCTCGTCCTCGCTATTCCACTTGGGTTCGTTGACCCAAGACTGATGCCTAATGAAAGCCAGTATTGCCTTTAGTTTTCTCATTTGGTGTTGACTATGGCAAATGATGTACAGCCGTCATTTGCAATAGCCTTGATCGCCAAGCTATGCCTTGTGCAAAACTCGTCAACTGCTTTCTTGACCCCAAACTCATATTGTGTCTTGGCCTTATCCATATTCATTGAGTAGTCGTGACCCATAATTAAGCCATCTGGCTTTACCAAGATCCTAGCCATTTCAAGGTCAATCTTCACGCCTAGGTAGGAGTGGTCGCCGTCAAGGTAGATAAAATCAAGCAAATTGTCCGGCAAACTAGCCATAAAGAAGAATGACGGACCTTTGACAAGCTTTACTACTGGATCTTTATGGTACTTGTCGTGTAACGCCACAAGCGATTCGTTTAGGTCAATATGCCTTAAATTGTTTCCGTCAACGTCGCCAGACGGCCATTTGCCTTCAAATAGGTCAACCAAGTAAAGTACGCTTGGATTCTTGCTTCTTAATTTAGCGGAGAAGTCTCCAGCAAACACTCCGATCTCCGCACCAGCCATGCCCTCCTTGACGAAGGCATCAACCATCAAATCTCTTGTATCAAATTGTTCTATCAAGCAACCATCGGACCAGCTTGTTGAGCCTGCATAGCTTCGGGAGGTAATTGCTGTCCCTGCTGTTGCATTTGAGCTTTAGCCGCATCGCGAAGTTGTTTCTGGATTGCTCGGGATGTGTTCGGGTCAACCTGTTCCAAGGCAGCCAAGTGCTGTTGTAAGTGTGCCATTAGAACTTGCATTGCACTCTGATCGACCTGCTGTTGCCGCTGTTGAGCCGCTTGGTTAAACGCGAAGAGAACGGATATATGCGCCTTGTGATCATCGCTAGGCTTGATGGCGACGGGGAATCCAGTTGCAAGCATAGTCGCGATTTCAGTCGCTTGATCTTCAGCTTGATCGCCAGAGGCTGCGTTTGGATCTTGGAAGAGTCTGCGGACCAGCGAGGGATCGTCTTGTTCAAGCACTGATTTTACCAGTTCGCCCTGGTTGATGAAAGGATTATTTTGGAACATCTGCATCCGAGACACAGATTTTTGCAACGCGAACTGGCGGTTGATAAAGTCAAGTCCACCCTTCGGTTCGATTGCATACTGGTCGTGGATTCCTTCTGGAACCATCTGGCCAGTTTCTTCCGCAT